CAAATGAAAAACGTATATAGTCTAGTGGACGACATCTACAAGCTAGTGTCAACCAAAGAAGTAGAAGAAGGAGTAGACATCGACGCTGCAATAGAGCAGTTTGGCGAAAACGTCAAGAACCTGATGCGTCAGGAGTTCGGTGAACAGAAGGCCCGTGACCCACGGACACTCCGTATGTCCAACATTGGGCGCGAGGACCGCTACTTATGGAACTTGTTCAACGGTGTGGAAGCCAGTGAAGTAATACCGCCACATACTTACGTCAAGTTCCTCTATGGGCATCTCATTGAAGAACTGCTACTGTTTCTTACACGCGCAGCAGGACACGAGGTGACTGACGAGCAGAAGCAGTGTGAAGTCGAAGGCATCAAAGGGCACATGGACTGTAAGATTGACGGTGTTGTGACCGACGTTAAGTCAGTGTCCACATATGGCTTTCGTAAGTTCAAAGACGGGTCACTGGCTTATGACGATCCTTTCGGATACGTAGCGCAGATCAAAGGCTACGCGCACTCAGAAGGTGAAACTAAGTTCGGCTGGCTGGCTATGGACAAGCAGAATGGGCACTTGACGTACCTGATGTATGACTCAGAGGACACACAGGCACCAGTGTACGACTTGATATCCTTCGACATTGCCGACAGGATTAAGCACGTAAAAAAGCTAGTGGAGCTACCGACACCGCCAGAAGTCTGCTACGAATCTATCGCAGATGGAAAGAGTGGCAACCAGAAACTCGCCGTCGGATGCTCCTACTGTTCGTACAAAAAGCAATGCTGGCCTTCCGTAAGAGGCTTCGCGTATTCTACAGGTCCACGTTTTTTAGTAGAGGTAGTCAATGAGCCGAAAGTCCCAGAAATCACTCTTCCGTAGTAAGTTTGAAGAGAACGTAGCTAAAGTTCTCAGAGGCTTTGAATATGAACCAGTTACAATTCCTTATGTTATCAATCGTAATTATCGTCCTGACTTTGTTCATGCTGCAACAGGCACAGTTGTCGAGTGCAAAGGCTTCTTTAGAGAGGGAGACACTAAGAAGTACACTAGCGTCAGAGACAGCTTGCCTGAAGGACAGCAACTTGTGTTTGTCCTCATGCACCCCAACAAGAAGATCAGAAGAGGAGCCAAGATGACAATGGCAGAATGGTGTGACAAAGAAGGAATTGTGTGGTATACTATAGATACACTTCAGGAGTTAATTAACGATGTCTCTAACAATGGATGAAATCAAGGAAAGGATTCTACGGATGTACGACCCTGATGATCTACTGGAGGCACTGGAGATATCAGCGGAAGAACTGCTGGACCGCTTTGAAGACAAGTTAATTAATAGACTGGACAGGTTTGAAGAGGAGTTGCAAGTTGAAGAGGAGGACGAAGATGAGTATTGACGCAGCCTCTGAGGAAGAGTGGGACGCTGTAGCTAAGCCTGAGCATTACAACAAAGGGGACATAGAGGCTATTGACGCAATCAAAGCGTCCATGTCGCCAGAAGAGTTCAGAGGCTATCTCAAGGGCAACTCACTGAAGTACTTATGGCGCTACCACTACAAGAAGAAACCTGTAGAGGACCTTCGGAAGTGTCGCTGGTACGTAGACAGGTTGATACAGGAGCTAATCCAGTGAAAGTCATTGAGGGGCACTTCGGAGGCAAAGATGAGAAAGTACCAGTACCAGCAGTATTTGCAGCTGTTACTTCAGTGGAGGATCTAGAGAAGTACGAAGATGCCTTCTGTATCGTGAAGTCAGAGGACTACGTAGTCATCTCTACGAACATAGACACACAGGATCTTTACTTTTTACTGGACCAAATTAAGTTAGCATTAATTACAAGAGGAGACTACGAAATCTAATGGACGCATACCAACAGTACATACACAAGTCCAGATACGCAAGGTATCTACCAGAGGAGCAACGCAGGGAGACATGGGCTGAAACAGTGGACCGCTACCTGAGCTTCTGGGTCAAGCAGGAGAAGCTGACAGAGAAGGAAGCAAAAGAGTTACAACCTGCTATCTACAATCTTGAAGTTATGCCCAGCATGAGGGCGCTTATGACTGCTGGTGAGGCTCTTGAGCGTGACAACGTAGCTGGCTTCAACTGCTCCTACTTACCCATTGACCACCCTAAAGCTTTTGACGAGATGATGTACGTGCTTATGTGCGGCACTGGTGTCGGCTTCAGTGTGGAACGCCAGTACATCACAAAACTACCAGAAGTCGCAGAGGAGTTCCATGCTACAGATACCGTTATACACGTCGCTGACAGCAAGATTGGGTGGGCAAAAGCATACAGAGAACTTATCGCAATGCTCTTTACTGGTCAAGTTCCAAAGTGGGACGTATCTGGAGTTAGACCTGCAGGTGCGCCACTCAGGACTTTCGGGGGTAGAGCGTCTGGTCCAGAACCTCTTGAAGACTTGTTTAACTTCACCGTTGAAGTCTTTCGCACCGCTGCTGGACGAAAGCTCAGTTCCGTCGAATGTCATGATATCTGCTGCAAGATTGCACAAATCGTCGTCGTCGGAGGAGTCAGGAGAAGTGCTCTCATCAGTCTCAGTAACCTCACTGACGACAGAATAAGAAGAGCCAAGTCAGGACAGTGGTGGATAGACAATCCTCAGCGTGGCTTAGCTAACAACTCTGCTTGTTACACAGAGAAGCCAGATTTTGAAGCATTTTTGAACGAGTGGAAGAGTTTGTATGAGTCGAGGTCAGGCGAAAGGGGTGTTTTCAGTCGCGTCGCAAGTCAACGACAAGCTGAGAAAAACGGCAGAAGAGATGCTACCTATGACTTTGGAACTAATCCATGTTCAGAGATTATCCTCCGGCCCTACCAATTCTGCAACCTGTCAGAAGTTGTTATCAGGGCAGAAGATAGTCTCGACAGTCTCCGAAGGAAAGTACGAGTTGCGACTATCCTTGGAACTCTGCAGGCAACGCTAACCAACTTCAGATACCTGCGTAAGATCTGGAGTGACAACACAAAAGAAGAGGCATTACTAGGCGTGTCCTTGACTGGCATTATGGACCATCCAGTGATGTCCGGGAGAAAAGACCGCAATGAACTTAAGTACTGGCTGGAAGAGCTTAAGAAAGAAGCTATTAAGACTAACCGCAAATGGGCTGAGAATCTTGGCATCAATATTAGCACTGCCATTACTGCTGTTAAGCCTTCCGGTACTGTTTCTCAGTTGGTTGATAGCGCATCAGGCATACATCCTAGATACTCTGAGCAATACATTAGACGAGTAAGGGCTGATTCACGAGACCCGCTGTGTGCAGTCCTGGAAGCCGCTGGTGTGCCTGTGGAGGCCGACGTAACGTCCCCGACTACTAAGGTATTCTCATTTCCAATCAAGTCCCCTAAGAACGCTGTGGTGGCTACGGACATGGGTGCCATGGAGCAGCTGGAGCTATGGGAGATGTACCAGGACTACTGGTGTGAACACAAGCCTTCCATGACGTGCTACTACAGGGACAACGAGTTTCTAGAGGTGGGACAATGGCTGTACAACAAGTTCGACAAGGTGAGTGGCATTAGTTTTCTACCTTACTCAGAACACACGTACCAGCAGGCACCGTATGAACCAGTGGATCTGGAGACTTACAAGAGTCTAGCTAAGGAGTTTCCGAAGCAGATCGACTGGGACATTGTGGAGGCTTCTGACATGACAGAAGGCGCACAGCAGCTGGCTTGTGTGTCTGGAGTGTGCGAGGTTTGAACCAGAGGGGGCCTTATGGCCCCTGTTGTTCGTCCTGATTAGCAGCAGTAAACACAGGCTGTGCTACCACTCCTCCCGCTCCTGTCAACATACCTCTCTGCCTCTGTCTTTCTAGGTTTACTGCCTGTTCACTTGGTTTTGCTCGTGCAATGTCTCCAAGTGCTTTACGGACGTTGACAACCTTTTTGTCTTTATCAACAGGTGCTTTGTTTGTAACAGAAGAACCATCCAGGAAGTTCTTAAACACAGGAGGTGAAACAGCCAGAAGAGAGTTAGGCAGTGTTCTGTCAATTACTGCTTTTACTGGTTTTACTTTCTCAAAGAAATCGTGAACGTCTGACATAACGAAAGCAGCAGTACCGTCTGGCCTGACAAAACCTGATACATTAATACCGCCCTCAACGATTGCAGAGCCTACTGCACCCCCTTGAAAGTAAAGTCTTCCTCCTGGGCCTTCTCCAACAACCTTTAAACCTTGTTTTTGAAGCTCGTTTTTAAGAGCTTCTTGTGTAGTTTTTTTGTTTCCTAGTGCTTCAAAAGCTCTTTGTATTTTAGCAGCAGGAGGAACGGGTTTTCCTTTTTTAACTTTTGTGTTGGTTACGTCAAACTGGTGGTTTCCAGAAGTCAGTGGTTTAGAAGGTTCCTTCATGACAACGATAGCAGGAACACCTGCGTCCCCAAAAGACTCTTTTTGAGCATTCAGGATAACTCTTTCTAAAGTAGACGCAACATCAGAAGACAGGGTTACGTTGTGTTTATCGCTTTTGGCCCTATTGTGTTTCACAAACCAATCTGATAGCGTACCAGTATCGTACTTGTTGTAAGGCTCTAGAAAAGATTCCTTAGCAATCTCTTGCAGCCCTTTGTTTAGACCGCCTTCTCTACCGCCTTGTTGTCCTATGTGTAGCTGATAGATAGATTCTGCAACAGCTTTTGGTATGCCTCTAGAGGGTAGTTTACTTGCTAACTCCTGTATCTCTTCATTTACTTTCTGATGTTCAGGAGTAAGTCGGCCTTTGTCTTTTGGTAGTTCTCGATACTTTTGTTTTAGAGACTCCAGATCTTCCAATATCTTTCGACCTTCTTTAGTCTTTATCAGTTTGCTTCCTATCAGATGGGATTTTATGATGTCCTGCCCTGTTCTGGAAAGCCCTTGTTCTCTAAATAAAGCACGAGCTTCTGGACTAAAGAAGTCTCTAATAATGTTTTTACCGCCTTCACCAGCAAACTTAAGCATGGCGGTTCCTCTGGATACCGCTGATCGAGTAGCTTTAGTGCTTTCAAAAGGCTGTCCAGCTTCTAGCTCCAGTTTTGCTCTTGCTTTTTCTCCTATGTTCATTCTGTTAGCTAGAGAAGAAGGATCAAAAATCTGACGCTCTACTCTTTGTTCTAAAGGATTCAAAGGTGCTGAAGCCCCTGGCATGTTCTGTAGAGGAGTAGTAGCAGATACTTCTTGACGGCCATAGAAGTTAGGTATGTAGTTGTCTTGTGGTGCAAGAAGCATCCCACCGCCGGACTGAGGACCAGTCAGACGATCCATGGCTTGCCCAGCTGTCCTGGCTGACCTAGCACCAGCCACTGTTTTACCAGCCGGAGTAAACTCAGACACATTGAGAAGTGCCTCAAGGTTCTGTGCAGTCCTTGGGTTTTCTTGTAAGTAGGACACTGCTTGCTGTCCAGGTTCTGTCTCAGCAGCATACTGAATGGCTTCGCCTATAGTTTCCTGCAGGGTTTCGTACCCAGGGAGCATAGAGAAAGCAGAGTCTAAGATATAGCTAGGCACTGTAGCAACGCTTCCTGCCTGTCTTAGGACTCTTTCTCCCTGTGTTATTTCTCCTGCATCAGCAGCAGTTTGAGCCTCTTGTACGCCTTCTGCTGCTCTCTGGTAGGCTCCATAAACTCCTTTTAACCCCAGAACCGCTCTATCGTACCAGTTGCTCATTGTTTCCCTCTTCGGCTTCTGCAATCAACTGCTCAGCAGCTGCTTTAAATGCTGCGTACACAATAGGTCTTTGCAGCAAAAGCGACTTCTTAGTTTTAGGGTCTTTTGTTCTCTTAAGTCCTTTGTCAATCTCGTTCATTATGTCTGTTAAAGCGTAGCTGACTTTTGCTCTGATCTTTCCAGGACCAGGGCGTTTCATAAAACGCTTTAAGATAACAACAGGAGACGCAGCAACACCAATACCTAAAGTTGCAGCAGCGTTGATTATCTGGCTTGTCGCAGTTTCACCCACAAGCTTATCTAAACCAAGCTCTTGAATATAACGGCCAACAGCTGTTTTGGACTCTTCTGCTGCTTTCAAAGCAATATTATCCTGTACGCTGAGAACTCTAGACTGTCTCTTGAGAATTTCTTCTGCTTCAGGGACACGATCAAACAAAGTTTTGTTTACTGCGTTTCTGAGGATCTTTGCAGAAAGCACAGAAGCAGTCAAACTTGCGCTGCCTACGTCTACGCCCATACGTCTCATTTTGTCATCAAAACTTCTTCTTGCCGTTAAGAAGCCTTCAGCAGTATTGCCCTGTTGTTTAATCTCTGACAGCATTTGTTCGTAAAACTTATTGAATTTCTTAGAAGCTGCTTTGTCTGCAAAAGCGGCAGGATTTGCTGCCCTAATTGTCCTAAACTCTTCTTCCAGAATTTGTCTAAAGGTTGTCATGTCAACAGGCTGCTTTCTTCTGCGAGCTATTGCAAACAAACCTCTGTCAAGCTTATCTAAGTAGTTAGTTGTCTGGTTCAGATTCTGTTGTAGGGTTTTGTTACCGGATACTCCTGCTTTTTTCAACTCGTCAACAACCTGTAGCTGTTCTTCTGTTGCTAGTTGTTGTTGTTCTCTCAGAGGTCCTCTAGGTTCAGTTGTTAATTTAGCTTGTTCTATACTTTTCTTCTTGTTAGAAAAAGCAATATTGTACACATCTTTGTCAATACCAGCAAGAGGACTTGTTGTCTTTCTCATTCCTATTGTTGTTATCTTAGCCGGCCTAAGATCTGGGGAGTAGTTAGGCAAAAGGGTTTTTGGCAACCCTGCTTGCATTTCAAAGAAAGCCTTAAAGTTTGCAGCCTCGTTTGGGTACATCTGTTCGTACTCTTTCCAAGACTCACTGCCTTCTGCTAGAGCAGACATAGCAATCTGGCCTGCGTTTGTCTGAAGAACTCCATTAAGAAACTCAAGGGCACCCTTCTGAGTATCTTCAGGTAAAATACTAAAGGCTTCTTCTGCTCCTACTGTAATTGCATTGGCAGCAATGTCAAAACCCAAAGAGATAGGGTTTCCTAAAGTCTGCAGCAAGACAGAAGGAAGGTCTGTGCCTCTTGAGTAGTCAGGAGGAGTTTCCATTGACGGAAGCTGTCCCATACCCTGTATACTTTCTTCTATCCTTCCCCCGATTGCTTGTTGTCTTTCTGCAAACCTTTGTACAGGCTGTGTAAAAATCCTGTCTAAAGCACTAGGGCCTTCGTCTGGTTGTACAGGAAGATTCCTGAGAACAACTGCGTTTTCTTCTTTTGCTCTTTGGAATGCTTCGGCAAGGTTTACTTCTTTATCTTTGTCTTCTGTATCAGCAGGGTTAATACCAAAGGCCCTGTTAAAAGCTTCTCTGTTGTCCATTTCGATACCTTTAAATATCTGTCTTGACAAATTGTCCATTTTTCAGGACATAAACATCTCCGTCTTGTCCAAAAGGAGCATAGAAAACAGTACCAGTTTGTGGATCTTTAGCGTATCCTGCTGCTCTGTAGTCCGGTCTATTCCAGTCTACTTGGTCAACAGGTAAAACACCCGACGCTGCTTTTAATGCAGAATCCACATGGTTATATACTTTAGTCAAAGACCTAATTTGAGCGTCTTCTGACATACCTACATCTAAAGATGCTATCTCTGACTGAAGGGCGTCTAATTCTAAGTTAGATACCTGACCTAAACCTGTAGAGCCAGTAGCAGAAAGTCTTTTTAAACTTGCTATTTGGTCTAGACCCAGGGTTGACTTTAAGGATCTAATCATAGCAGCCCTGTCGTACGCATCTGATCCTGCTAAAAACTGAGCAGAAATCTTACCCGTTAAACCAGAGGCTTGGTACTCAGGACCCATTAGAGTTGTAATGTCTTCTTTTGTTCTAACAAGTTGTGCAATACGAGCCAAATTAGCTTCCTGGTCTTTAAGATCAGTTGCTTTTTGTTCTGGCGTGTATTCGTTAGTTTTAACGCCGTTCTTAAACACGTACAAAGTACCGTCTACTTCTCTTATGTCAATCTTTGGTTGTGGAGCCGCTTTGGGTTCAGTTGGCTTAAAAGGTCTTTCGTACAGAACCTCACCAGACGGTGAAACTAAAGCTCCTCCTGCTGAAATAGACACGGGTTTTGCTGGCTCAGGTATTGCGCTAAGCATTGATTCATAAATCTGATTAGCCCTGTCTACAGGAATGCTATAGGCGTTTGCAATTCTAAAGAAACCTTCTCGTCCATTAGCACTTCTCAGGTCCATACCTCTAGCATTAGCGTATTTCATTAACGCTTGTTCGCCCCTAGCCAAATCAGCTTCTTGTTTTTTCTCTTGTTGAGCCGCTTGACGCTGCTTTATCTGCCCAGGAACACCACCAATAGCTTGACCTAAGCCAAACAAACTTTCGGCCATCTGGGGACGTCCTAAGTTTGAAAGGAACCCTTGTGAAAATGTAGCCATTATGTTCTCCTATTAACTGCCAGTCAGTAAGCCACCAAGGGCTGCAGTTGCGATGTTTGATCCAAAGCCGCCAGCCAAGTTAGCCTGACCCAAGCCTGCTTGTAACAGAGCCTCAAGGCCAGAAGCGTACGTTTGTCCGTACGTTTGTGCCTGTTGTGCTTGCGCTTGACGCTGACGTTCAGCAGCAGTCATACCGGGCTGCAGTGCGTTCAGAAGCTGAGCTTGTGGTACGTACCCAGCAGCCATCATGCTCTGGAGATTAGCAAGGTCAGCCGCTTGTAACTGAGAAGGCAAGCCAGCAGCAGTTCTAGAGATGTCAAAAAGACCACTAGCCATACCAAGCTGCCCTTGTTGCAACGCTTGTTGGGCCTGGGCAGAAGAAATGTCTGCTCCTTGTAAACCCAGTAGTTGTTGTAGTCTTTGAGCTTCTAACCCAGCGCCTGCTTGTGTACCTGCGAGTCCTAACTGACTCAAGCCCATGCCTCTCTGGAGAGCCTGTGACTCTAAACCAGAGGACGCTTGTGCCAACTCTCCTGCTAAACCTGCCGACTGTGCAGCACGTCCCAAACCTTGGCTTTGCAGTGCAGACTGAATCTGTTCTGCTGACAACCCAAGTTGTGACAGCTGTGCAGCTCTTTGTTGTGCAGCAGACTGTAGCTGTGAAGACGCACCCGCAAGCTGACCAGTTTGACCAGCAAGGCCCATCGCTTGTTGGTACGCTTGTTGCTGCTCTGTACCAGCCTGTTGTATAGCCGACAGTGCTGCTTGGTTCTGAGCTTCTGCCTGAGCCTTAGCCAAAGCAAACTGCTCAGGTGTACCACCAAACTGTGCCGTACGTACGCCTAAGCGTCCCTGAGAGGCTAAGCGTTGTTCCTGTGCTAAACGCTGACGTTCTTCTTCAGGCGTTTGTGTGGCTCTGATTCTTTGGTAAATTTCTTGTTCACGGTCACCACGCGGCTGCATCATGCCAGCTGCTGCTTCACCAGCAAGCCCAGCGTACTGCTGTCTCAGCTGTTCGATGTCCTGGGGTGCGCCTGCGCCAAGACCCTGGGCACCTAAACCCAACGCTTGTTGTGCTAAGTTACCGACAGCAGCCGAAGGTTGCTGCCCAAGTTGGCCTGCTACTTGCCCTGCAAACTGCCCAGAGAGACCCATAAGTTGCTGATTAGGTCCTGCCCCTGCAATCCTTTGCTGACCTTCTGTCAGTGCAGCACTTGTTAAACCTTCTAAGCCAGTAGGCTGACCAATTTGACCCAGCTGCTGACTAAAGAGATTACCAACGCCTGCTCTCTGGAGAGCCATGGCAAGGTCTTGTTGCCCTGCTCCTGTTAATGCAGTGCTTGCTTGGCTTAAAGCTG